CGTTTGCTTTTGCATTATTCTGCAAAGCTTTTCATGAGATTCTATTTTTTGTAGTGCCGATTTTCTCGCCATTATGTTCTACTCGCTATTACTTGTTCTTCGGGTGATAATAAAGCTTGCTCTGTACGTGTCAAGTTAGTTGTTGGGTTAATTTGTTGCGCTGTTGCTTGTATATTAGGCATTGGTGTTGGTGGTAATGCTTGTCCAAATAAATCTTTTAAAAAACCTGTAGGTGGTAAATAATCATTTATATCAACTTCAAACTCTCCTGATAAATCTAAATCTGCAAAATCACTATACATTTCATCTAAGATATCAATCGCATCTTCAAAAGGATTATCTTGTCTTATGTTTTCTGCTATTTCCTCAAACTCTCTTTGTATATTTTTAGAGGGAAAGTATGGTTCAAACACTGCTTCTGATAATCTTCCATATGGTTTTTTTAATCCTCTATCCACGAACTCTTTTGCAATTAAATCCATATCAGCACCCAACACATCTGCTGCTAATATATTTTTAGCCATTTGTTTTTCTACATTAAATTTAGCTCGATTAGCTTCTATAAACCTTTCAATAACATCTCTTGCAGTTTTAGGTCCACCTCTTAATACAGACTCTGATCCTCCTGTGAACAAAGCTCTAGATTCTCTAATACCTCTTTGAAAATCAGCTATCTTAAAACCCATAGCTTTTACAGGATCTACTTTGATAGCTCTGTATCCAGCGAAACCAAGTAGTTCATCTGGTAGTTCAAAAAATTCACCACGTCCAGATGGTTTGTCAGCAGCTGCCTGATACAACCTGTTTAATTGTTGATATGAGAATGGTAGCATCGCTTGTGCTAAATGATTTGTAATAATTTTTATTTTTTCACCTGAAGGTGTTTGTTCCGTGTACAATTGTCTACCCTCTCTTGTTCTACCACCCCTCGCGATAATATCTAGTGCAGCCTCCGTGTAGATTGCTTCTGATATAAATGGCGATGCAAGTTCACCAGCAGCCTGTGCCATACCTTTCAATACACCTTCCATTAATACATCCTCATCTTCAATGCCTTTCTGCACTTCGTTTAATAAAGTTTGTATTGGTCTGATAGCCACGTCGTATGCATTACCATGACTAAAGTCGATGTATTTTAAATCACCCTTATCTGTTCTGATTGGTAAGATAGTAGAATTTTTAGACCAGTCTGGTAAATATTCTTTAAGTGCATCTACCTCTTCGTTTGATACACCAAATATACCTTGAAAACCTTTTTGTATTCCATATGGAGCAGCTGCTAATACGGTTGATAAACCAAGTAATCTTTTTAATCCAATGTTTCTTAACGCCGGATTTTTTATTTCTCTTATGGCTCTTTGAGCCATATTAGTTGTTGTTCTTAATATTTCAGATGGAAATGACATAAAAGTTCCAAGAGGCAAACGTCTTAGTGCTCTAACCGTATCAGATACGTACGCATAATTAGGCACCGTATTTCTTACAATATCAGCGGCCTCTTCTTTTAATTGTCTTTCTGTAACGCTTATTCCAGCTTTACCATAAGCATTTTTTAATCTGTATCTTTCAACTGCATAATTAGCTATCTTAAATAAATCATCTTCTGCTGTATATAAATCTTCTGCACCTTTCATGAACGCTTTTGCTTTTCTACCAGTGCCAGCTGTAAGTTTTTTTATCATAGATTCCAGTGGTTTTTCTATGTTAAGATTTTCACCCATACGAACATCACGTAAAAGATTTTTAACATCTCCTAATTGCACCTGTGAGTTTACAACTCCTAATTCTAATAACTCTCTATATTCTGCGTTTGCGGCCTCTGTGCCTTGTCTACCTGGTAGTTGTAATTTACCAAAAGCATCTTTAAATGCTCTACCTACAATTAAAGGGTTTTCAAAAAATATACCGTTTGCTGCAGAAAATCCTGTTGCAGAAAATAAATTTCTAAAGTGAGTGACTGGTGCAAGTATAGTTTTTGCTACTTGTGATAATGCTTTTGGAAACAATATAAGATTTCTATAACCCCAAGTTACAAATTGTTCTGGTAGTGTTGCACCTTCTCTTGCTTCGAATAAAAATTTTAATGCTTTAGAAGTATCACCTAATCCCTCAGCTATTGATTTAGATGTAAACTTACCAGCCAATGGATTAACAGTAAACTCATCCTTAAAAAATGGTAATAAATATTTATCTAACTCTACTATATCTTGATTAGGTAAAGCCTCTGCAGCTTCAAATTGATCATCAAAGAAAAACCCTTTAGATCCAGCAGGTGTAGTTTTAGTGACCGCACGTTTGATTGCTAGATCTTGTTGAGCTAATTTTTCAAACAATTCATTTTTTCTAGCTATTGTAGATAGTTTTGTCATACTATTGTAGACAGAAAATCTAGGGTCTTCTATTTTACCGAATAATTTTTGTAAAACTTTTTTATCAGATCCCTTGAACTCAGCCAATAAACGACTAGGACTAACCTGATCTGTCACAATATTTTTAAACAACTTGTCCATCTCTGTATCCTCGGCTGTATCCTTCGCATATTTAAATGGTAAACTAGGTGCATTCTTTTGTTTTTGTGCACTCTTAACAACATTCTCTACCATAGTGTTAGCTTGAAAGTCTGTTATTGGTTTTCTGTTTACTCTAGCAAATTTTTTAAAAACCTCTGCGGTTTCTTCCATTGCCTCCTCTGTTGGTTTATATTTTAAAAAAGGTATTACAGAATTATCTTCAAATATTTTATACGTACTACCAAGATAGTCTTTTGCTCTATTACCCATTAAAGTTTTTAAAGTTTGAACATCTTTTGGTGCGTTAGAGCTTGCATTAATTAAATCTACAAATGTTTCTCTTGCACCTTTTAGAGCACCAAATAAATTATTGATAGTTTCTTGTTTAGCTCCAGCGTCTTTCAAAGTTTTAATTAATTTTGTTTGAGCATCTTTTGATATGTTCTTGTCTAAAGTTCCAGAAAACATCGCATCGTTTAATTCTCTTAAAACATTTTCTTTTTGTTTTGGCACTGATTTATCAAACGTAGATTTAATAGATGGAAAAATTCTATCTACATTTCTATCAATAATTTTTACTAGCTCCATAGCTCTATTTGTATCAGCCATGGTAGCACCTTTTTCTGCCATCTTTGCTTCAAATACGGATTGTGGTTTTGCACCTCTAGCTCTCAACGATGAAAATATTGTATTAAAAAATTTGTCTAATTGTGAACTACTAAACTCTATATTTTTACCTCGTGTAGCAGCTGCTTTTAATGCTTTTCCTGTGCCATAAATAAAAGGTGTAATTAACAAAGATTCAGAACCAAATTTAGCTCTGTTCATTAATTTTTTAAAAGCGTCTTCTCTTCCACCTTCATCTGTGACTTCTTTTAATTCTGTTGGACCCCCACCAAAAACATCACCAAAAGTTCCTATATCCTCTACATCTGCAACAAAGGCTTCACCTGCAGCTCCACCTGTAATTCCAGCTACAAATCTTTTTCGACCAACTTTCTTATTAAATTCTACTGCTTGTTTCGCAGCTTTTTGTAAATTTTTACTTTTTAAATTTGCATAATTACCAGCTTTTTTAGCTTTGACTGCACCGCTTGCTAATTTAAAACCGATAGTTCCTGGCACACCTACTTGAACTAAAGTTTCTACTATTTTTCCAACAGCAGAATCATCAGCTATTTCTTCAAAAACATTTATTTTATCAAAAAATTTTTCTACTTCTTCTGCTGTGTTTGTATCAAAACCTGCATCTATTAACTCTGCACCCAAAGACACAACACCTTCTGGAACTTTTATTGCACCAGATATTAAACCAGCCACGGCAGCTGCTATTGCGTTTGTTTCTCGTCCTTGTTCTATAGGGCTAAGATCGAGATAGTCTTCTGGAAAAACCTGTTGAACCATTCAACCTCCTACATGTATTGCTCTGTTACATCCGTATAAGAATTTATATCGTTTGGCTCTCCACCATTATACTCATATAATTTTCCTGTATCAGTGTCTGGATATATAACACCCACTGCTGGGTTTCTAGGAAATTTGCCTAATTGTCCTTCTTTTCCACCACGAGATCTTATTTTTTCATTACTTCTTGGTCTTTGCTCTGGTTGTAATTTAGGTACTACCAACGCTTTAAATTCTGCAAAGGTACGATCTTCTACATTCATCTTATCTAATTCTTTTTGAATTTTTGCTTCATCAGTTAATTTTGTGTAGTCTGTTTTACTTGTCTCTACGTATCTAATAGCATCTGGTTCACTAATATTTAATTGATTCATAAGATATTGTATTTTTCTTTGATATGGTAAAGCAGAAACTTCATCATTTTTTAATAGTTGTAACGCTATCGCATCTTCTTGTGCCATCTCAGCTTCTTCTGCAGCTAATGAAACTTGTCTTTGTAGATTTCTTTCTGCATCTAAACCTGCAAACAATTGTTCTGTTGGCTGTTTAGCTGCTGCAGCCACCGTAGAAAAAAATCCACCTTGTGGTGGTCTTGATAATAAATCTAAACCAAATGTTGTTAAAAATTGTGATAGATTTCTGTTACTAGGTTGTTCACCTATAGCTCTTAAAAGTCTTTCTCTTCTAGATCCAACTGGTGCTGGTAATGGATCTTGATATCCTGGTCTATCTAATCCTGATGTAAGACCAGTTCCTGCTGATCCACCTATTCTAAACATTGGTCTTTTTAAAGTTCTATTCATTAGTTTTTAGGTCCAAATAAATTTCTTGTTGGGTTAGTTGCACCATAAATACCTGCAAGTGTTGTACCAATACCTAATGCAGTTTGTAATGGTGTAGGATTAGGGACCGCTGTTTGTGTTGTTTGACCAGGATATCCACCCATTAATCCTGTTATTTGTGCAGCAAACCTATCTAAGTTTTGTTGTGGTAAAAAGGCTGCCTGTCTTGCTGCTTCTCTTTCCGCATCAAGTCTTGCTTGTTCTTGTGCTTGGTTCAATGCGCCCAATGTTCCAAGTTGCGCTACGTCTCTACCTGTCATTGCTTGTTGTTGTCCACCTAGTGTTGCTTCAAAACCACCTAAACCTTGTTGTGCTGCTGCTAAACCAAATCTATTAGCAATATCTTGTTGTCTTTGTGCTGCTGCTTGACCAAAACCTTGTTGCAAAAGTCCTGCTTGTAATAGTGCACGTTCTCTTGCCGCCCCCGTACCTAACTCGGCGAGTTGTACGCCCGCTCGTCCAGCGCCGAGCACACCCAATTTTGCTTGTTGACTTCTTAAATTTTCTTCTTGTATTCTTTGATTACGGTCAAACTCTGCTAATGTGGCGTCAATTACCTGCGCTTGATATGGTGACATAAAATCACCGACTTCTTGTTGAAATGCTTGTGCTCCAGTTCCAATTCCTCCTAATGCTGTTCCAGCAGCTTTAGATGCAGCCTCTGCTCTATCTAAAAATGGTTGAAAAGAACCTATACCTTCTTCTGCTAGTTCTTGTGCTCGCACTTGTAATCTATCTTGAGGTGCAACGGTTGGTGCAAGTCCTTTTAAACTTTCTTGTCTTGTAGTAAATTCTCTAGCTGCTTGTTGTCTTGCAGCAAAATCTTCATCTGACTCACCTTCTTGTTTTGATATTCCAGCAATACCTGTGGCTACGGTTGGTACACCAGATTGTGCCGTGATCTGTTTTGCAAGATCTTCCCCTAAATCCTCAATAAACTTTGGTGGACGAGTTCTAGTTTCTTGTATAGCCATTATAATACTTCCTCTAATCTTTGTGATGTTTGAAACATTTTACGTGCGCCTTCTCCATCACCTGCATTTCTAACAGCATCTGCTGTAAATACAAACTCATTCTTTGATAATCTTGCAGGCACATCGTCTGCTTTTTCCATTCTACCTATTGGCACAAAGCCACCCTCAGCTCTTAAATCCATTTCTTGTCCGCCCATGTCTAGTAGTGGCATAGTTTTTTTAGCTACCGGTTCTTTACCTTCGGCAGGTCCACCTTCAGCTCTAAAACCTCTTGCTCTAAAATCACCTGGAATATTACCTTGTGCTCTTGCTAAAATAGAGTTTCTAGCTGCTTCTATGTCTATGCCTTTTTCTGCTGCTAGCATTTCTGCTTCTTCTTCTTGTTTTGGTGTTAGTAATCCTGCTAGTGCTGATGCTGCTGTAATACCTCCTAAAGCTGTTGGCATTAAAGATCCACCGCCTGCTGTTAAACCTAATTTACCAAGTATACCTTTAGTTGCTGCACTTTTACCACCCATACCCATAAAAAACTCTCTTCCGGATCCAGTTAAAGCAGGAGTTCCAAATAATTTTGCTTTACTAAAAATTCCAGCCCCTTTTAATCCTCCAAACATTCCTGTGCCTGATAAATAACTACCACCTGCATATAACAATGCAGCTTTACCTATCGGTGACTTAGCTATTTTCTTTACTGTTCTTCCTATTTTTTTAACAAGTTTACCTAAACCATACATCTGTCTTGCAGATTCAAAATCAAACTCACC